CTCCACCTGATGAAGAAGTTACAAAAGAAGATATTCCATTTTAAATTGTCAACAAAAAAACAGGGCTTCACGGCTCTGTTTTTTTATTGTATAATTTTAACCAATTGCTATCCATCTAATATTTTGTGAACTTCCTGTTTTTGCAGCATTAACATTCCAAGCAGTAGATGTTCTTATAACAAATCCAGTTGTTGATACAGAAAAAACACTTAGTGTTACTGTAAGATTTGAAGATTGACCACCGTGAGTATTAAGAGATATTACTCCAGTTGTTGTAAACCGAGTAACAATTGGATTAGCGTCATTTAAAGTATTTGTATCATTATATTGTAATCCACCAACTGCAACTGTTCCAAAATACACTATTGTTCCAAAACCTTTTTTCAAATTTGAAACTGTATGAGTAACATCACCAGACAATATAATCATTTTTGGTTGAAATCCTAAAGTAATTGTTTCATTATCATTATTAGTTCCGGAACCTGTGTCTGGTGTTGTATAATCTTGATCAGTTCCTAATCCGGCAGCAATTCTTAAATTATTATCTATCTTTAATTCAGTAGCAGACATTGCGACTCCAACTTTAATAGCAGTAGTTGTGCTTGGTGTAGTAGTAATTTCTCCAGCAGTATCTGATAAATAATATTCAGCATTTATAGTAAGCCCAGAAAATCCTCCAACTACTCCAGTAACTTGAACAATAATTGGATTTCCATCTGTTGAATTAGTAACAGCAAAACCTGCAAACTTTACTTTATCAGTATCATTCGCATCTGTTTTTTTAACCTCACCGTCTGCATTATCAATATAAACTGCAACTGGTAAAGTAGCACCATTAATTGTTTCTCCAGCATCAAGACTAACATTATTAATATCATTTTTTAAAGCATTAAAATCTGATGCTAATATTTTATCTCCTGCTGAAACATCACTTGGATAAGCCATATTTTTATATATTTATGTTAAATTAGATATAATTTTTATCTTTAAATTACCGTGCATTTGTAATGCGTGAATTGATCTGTGTTCTGATTGCTTTGTTAAATATAAATTTGATTTTCTATTGTCATCTTTAATTCCATTAATATGGTGGACTAACTCATTTCTTCTTAACTTTCTACCTATAACTTTTTCAGCTATTATTCTTTCTTCCTTTCGCCATATATTGTCTTTGCATTTAATCAAAACATATCCGTGACTATTTCTTCTACTTCCAACGCCTTTCCATCTTGGATTTCCTTCACCAGCCCATCTTTTACCACTTTCTTTCCAAACTTTTTTCATATGATCCATCTTGCCATCTTTAAATGCCTTCAATGTTTTTTGTCTTATTTTTTCAGCAACTTCTGGTATTTGTGATGGACTACCAAATTTCAATAATTGATTTCTTGATGTTATACTTCTTAATTTACTTTTACAATCTTTATCACTACAAGCTTTTATAGCATCTATCTGACAAGGTCTTACTTTAAATTCCTCACCACAGATTACACATTTTTTTATAACTGGCATAACTTTTTTTAGTTATTAATTATATTGTAATTATACATTAATAACTAAAAAATGTAAACTGGCGATTAAGCGTTGGTTAAAGTCAAAGTATAGTCAATCGTAAGTGTCTGAACTGCACTCTTTGTAATATTAATTGCTAACCTTGAAAATAAAACTCCACTATCAGCAGCAGCAGAAGCATCAGAAAATAATCCAAATTCTCTATATGTTCCGTTATCATCAGTAGCAGAAATAAACATAGTCACATATCCAACTCCTGAAGCATTAGTTTGACTTGCCTGTAAATTTCTATAAGTTTCTGTTTCCAAAGTAGTATCACCAAGTGCCGGTGCAGTAGTTCCACTTCCAACTGCACAATAATTTATCTGTGGATCGTTAGTCGGGCTTGAACTTGTTAATTGATTTGTAAGCAGAGTTAAACCAACAGTCGTAATTAAATTATCAGCATAAATAACTTTTGTCTTACAAATACTATTCAATTGTTTAACAAGATGTAAAAATTGTTTACCTTGACTTCTAAATAGCTCAATTTGTTTATTGAGATTCTTTTGGTGTTTAGTTTCTAAAGTAGCAATAGTAAATTTATATCTACCTTTTAACTTCAAACCAGACTTCTTTTCTAATTTTATGTCTTTCATATGTTAAATTATTTATTATTGGTATTCAGCGCCACCATAACTTCCACCTCTTTTAAATCCAGTTGGCACTTGTTCGTGATATACGAATTCAATAGGCCAGTCTAAGCTCTGTGCGGTAAGTGTTTCAGCAAGGTCAAGAGCTTCTGTTTGTGGGTTATGTGAAGTAGATATCTTAACTGTTTCAGTTAATTCAAGTTCGTCAGTACCAGATTCAACTGTATCAGTAATTTCATTTGAACTTATTTGAAGTGTAATTTTATCCTTATTAAGTAGATCCTGAAAGAACTCTATTATTCCGTATGTCCTTGTAGTAATAAGTGTAATCTGATAAATAGGGGTATCAGGTGTAAGCATCTTTCTAACTACCTTACTAACTATAAAATTCTGATTAACATTTAATTGAGTAGAATTTATTTTAACTTGTTGTCCTGCTTCAAATCCAGCAGTCTGTGTTACGAACTCACCCTCTACAAGAGATGACGCATAAGCTAATAATTCAGCATTTGCCCTCTGTCTTGCAGCTTCCTTTGAAATAATGGACTTGTCTATAATTATATATTCGTGTTCTCCACTTCCACCCTCAACTGATTGAGTATCAACAATTGCTCCACTATCTTTAACTTTAGCAATAACAGGTAAAAATCTTCTACCAGCAACTTTAATAGCAGAACCATTACTTGGTAACCTTGAAGCTCTATGAAATCTAATAAGTCTTGCTTCATCATTCCAAAGTAAATCATATTGTTCTGGTACTTCCGTTGGCTCTTGTCCTACTTCTTGATCTGTACCAGTAACCGTAACTTTAAAATCGGCAGCTTCATATCTATAAGTCAATGGAAATACATTTTGAGTTCCATCTGAAATATAATTAGCAGTAAAAGTATCACCTAAATATTCACCACCCCTTACGTAAACTACATTCCTTAACTGTGTATTATCATTTCTAATAATTAAACTATCTTTTTCATAAGTTCCATTTGTATCTGTAATATCCGTTGGAGCCATATCAACTCCATTAGCTATAAAATGAATATCCTTATCATAATCAATCCACCAATTAAACTGAGTTGCATCTGCTAACATCTTTATTGCTTGTGAAACTGTATGATATCTAAATGAAATATACTCAATTGTTGTTTGGCAGTTTACATTATTAATTGTAAATCCAGTTAAAAAATTAGTATTGATATCAGCAATAATATCATTAACTGTCATATCTTGATAATCTTTTGCAATCAACTTTGCATCTAAAAGACGGGTATAATCAATACAATCAATTTGAAAATTCACATTAGCAAAATCATCAGTTATGTTTTTAATTTTTAAGATCAATCCACCAAATAATTTAACTCCACTGTGAGTAACAACAACTTCTGATCCATTAATCGGGCTAAATGTAGTTCCATCTCTTAGCTTCTGTTTTAATTCAAATTTACAAGTATCAACCTGATTAGTGAGTATATTGTTAATCCTTAAACTTTTCCATTTTATATATTTAGTACGATCAATCCCAGCTATTGTTATCGTCATATTTTATCCTAATGCACCTTGCAATTTTAATTTCTGAAGAATTAGATCACCAACTTTTTCACCACTATCTTCATCTAAGAATGTTCCTGTTATATTTATAGTTACACCACCACCTAATTTATTATTTGGTACTATAACTCCATTTGAAGTAGGATTAAACATTTCCGGACCTCTCTCACCCACTAAAAATGATTTTCCAGCAGAAACAGAACCACCATTAGCTCTCTCTCCACCAAATCCAAGAAAATTACCGATAGCACCAGAAACGCTTTTTAATACATTTAATCTTTTTACAGCTTCTATTACTGCATCAATAGCACCAACTACCTTTGCTAAATCATCTGTAACAGATTCCCATATATTTTTAAAGAATTCTATTACTTTATTTGCTCCCTCTAAAGCAGATGTTAATATGTTTATTGCTGTTATAAGTCCAACTTCAAGTAATTTTATAAAAACAATTATAGCCCCTAATAAAATTACACCAATAACTTTTGCCATTATTTCTAAAAATGGCATAAGTGGTTGTAATGCTTCCCAAAGTTTTTGTAATTCTGGTAAAAGATTTTCTTGAAATACTATTGCTACATCATCAAATGCTTGTTTTAAAACAGTAATTAATCCAGTATTATTTTCAATAAATTGTATTACTTCTGATATTTTCTCTTTAAAAAATGAAAATATCCCACCAGCATTACTTACTGCACCACTCATAACCTGTAAAGAACCTATTAATGGCTCAAGTGCTTTATTAACCATTGGTAATATTTCTGCACCTAATTCAATTAAAACTATATTTAAATTATTTTTTAATAATTGAAATTGTTTATCAAAAGTTTCTGTTTGTTTTTCAAATGCAATATCCAACGCATCTAGTGTTCCTCCCATAGCTTTAAAAATCTCATCAGCATTTTCACCTGTTTCACCTAATAACATCATTACAGCATTTAATCCTTCTACTGAACCAAACATACCTGCTAATTTTTCAGTATCACCGTCAACAGCATCAGAAAGCATTTGTAATGTAGCAACTAATCCTTGTTCTCCTAAACTTTCTTTTATATCATCAACATTAATTCCCAAAGTTGAAAATGCATCTTGCATATCCTTTGTTGGTTTTATCATATTTGATAATGCAGCCTTAACAGATGTATATGCTATACTTGCTTTCATACCTGATGTTGTCATTGCAGATACACTTGAAAGTAAATCATTCAATTCAATACCCATTTCATTAGCAATTGGTGCAACCTGTCCAAACCCTTGCGCTAATTCTGATACTGTTGTTTTTCCATTTTTAACTGCTAAGAAAAATGAATTAGCAACATCTTCACTTTCTGAAGCATCAATATTAAATGCATTAATAGCAGATGTTAATATATCAGTAGCTTCGGAAGTTTCACCAAGACCAGCAACAGCTAATTTACCCGCTGATTCTAAAACCTCTAATGCCTGTGAAGTATCTGATATACCAGCAGAAACAATTGCATAAGCAGAAGCACCTAAATCTTCAGCATCTTTTGGTATTGTTTTTAATAAATCTTTAACACCTTTTTCCAATTCTGCAATAGATTCTCCATTATCATCAAATAAAGTATTGATATCAGACATTGCTGATTCAAATTTAGCAGCTTGTTTAACTGCACCAACACCAATTGCTAAAGCAAAACCTCCAACAGCTAATGATGCTATTCCTGCTGTTTTTGCAATCTTTCCAAAACTTCCATCAACACCTTTTAAAACTTTGGAAGCATTATCCTTTGCAGATAAAATAATTTGTAATTTAGCGTCTGCCATTTGCTTTTTTATTTCTTATGTTTTGAAAATAATTATCAATATTAATCTTTTCTGATAATAATTCAATAAACCAACTTGGTTGTTCTGAAAAAGTAAAATAATCCCATTTCATTTCTTGACACAACATTACCATCTTTAATTGAAAATCAGCTTGTCCACGACCAACATTTAATAAAGTTGAATATTGATCTTTTATTCTTTTAAATCGTCTTTCTCCTTATTAACAATTTCATTAATGCTTATATTAATAAAATTAAAATCTTCCTCTTTTAAATTTAATAAATAATCAAATATATTTTCTTCAATAACTTTTTTGTCTGGTGTTTCAATACTTAAAACAAACTGATTCATTTGTTCGTTTTGTATATCAATTAATTTTGATCCATCAAATTTAATACCATCAGTAGATAAAGATTGCATATCTAATTCACTATCTTTAAATATAATTGCATTAATATCTTGTCTTTCTTTACCAGTTAACCAACATTTAATTTTTACTTTATAACCACTTGGAGTAGTTATTAATTTTGTTTCTCGTTCCATAGTTTTATTTTATTTTATTAATTTTTGCTCTACAAATAGGACACGCTTTTGTATTCTTTAATCCTACATAGAATAATAACGGCATCCATAAAACAAACCAAGTTGTTAATAACAATAGAAATATAATCAAACCACTTTTTGATGATACTGGCTCTATTTCGTTCTTACAGTTGTAACACTGCATATATTTGACCTTTCTGACCCCCTAGACGGACTTCTAAGGGGTTTTAATTAATAAGTTGTGGTTTTGTCTTGTTTTTAAAATATTCTGTCCAGTGAGGACGATTTGCGTTTACTGAATTATTACATCCTCTACACAAGGTAATCAAATTTTCTTCCTTACAGTTATCCTTATTATAATCTATATGGTGAATAGACAACTTACATTTCAACTTTCCAATATATTCATCTTTCTCATCCTTGTTACATTTCTGACATTTATATCCATCTCTTTTTCTTATCTTACTTTTTAATCTTTCGGTAAACTCGTATGGATATGGCTCATTAGAAATTCCACCTTGCCACATAGGATGTTTGTCGCCCAACATATTGTGTCTTATTTTTCCTTCCCAATACCCAGGATTGCCTATGTGGGATAAACTCAACTTCTTTTTTTGTTCTTCTGACATTTTCTGTCCCTTATTGTGTGCTATTTGTCCTTTCTTAAATTCTGACTTTACTGATACTCTTTTGCCTTTTCTGACTCTAGACATATTTTCTGAATGTTCTTTTGAAAACTTTTTACCTTTCCAATATCCCTTTTGTCCTTTATGTGCCTTACTTAAATTATCTTTGTGTTCTTGTGTAAATTCTTTACCCTTTAAATTACTAATCAATTGTGGGTAATCTTCCTTAGTTTTACCCTTAATCCAAGGAATTTTACCTTTCATCCTTTTACTGTGCCATTCACTTTTACACTTATTACCACAAATATACCCACCACCTTGTTTGTAACGATAGCTTCCTATTTCAAAGCTATCACCACAAATTAAGCATTTTATTGTATATCTATACTTTCTACCGTGTTGGTTAGCTTTTCCTAGTGTTTTCTTTAATATAATTCTTTTCATAATTAAAGTTATTAATAACACTCTAATTATAAACTATTTTTAGAAAAAGCACAAATCAATCACTGTATTAATAACTAGCTGTGGTGTTCACCAACACACAATTGTCGATTACATTATTTTGTAGGCCAGCGTCGTAGAGGGCATTAAAACTTAATGTTTGTGTAACAATTTCATCATTTGAAAAATCAGGACTAAAGTTTTCAAAATTAACCTTACTCAAATCTAATGTGAATTGAGGATAAGTTGTTGCTCCACCT